ATGAACCTGAGTACACCTTCGGTAAGTTCAAGCCAACCACAGAAGCCCCTAAGGGGGTGCCTGAGGATGGTAAGTGGTGGCGCACTAGCTCTCTAGATGATGCAACACCGGACGAATGGGACAGGGCTGCTCAGGCAGCTTACGAGGAGCCTCAGGTGGGTAAGCTGTTTCACCCTTCTGATGCCCCTCAGGAGTCCTGTCCTGTAGAGAATCCAGATCACTACAACACAGGAGCTATTGAGGCCATTGAAGCTATCAGGGCATCCATGCCACCTGAGCAGTTCTTTGGATACCTCAAGGGTAACGTAATGAAGTACCTCTGGCGCTACGACTACAAAGAGAAACCTATAGAGGATCTCCGTAAGGCTGACTGGTACTTAAATAGATTGATTGACGCACTTATAGAGGATAACCAATGACTGGCTGCGAAACCTGCGAACTACTTTGGTATTCATTTTGTATTTATATGGGCTTTAAAATAGGAAACTTCTGTTACAAAGGGGGTGAATAACTAATGAACAGATATGAGAAGGAACAAGCAATATACTACGGAGTGCTCATCGTGCTCCTCGTGTTTAACGTAACGTGGCTAATGTCGGAGTTTCTTTGAGCTTCTTATGTGGCTTCACAGCAGCCCTGTCACTCTTACTAGTCATATTCTTAATAGCAGCTTATAAGGATCTATCATAATGAAAGTAGTCCAAGGAGAGTTCGGGAAGTCTAAGGAGGCCATGCGCGCTTCCGACTTGTTTCAATCGTTAGCTGACGCAGTAGACGAGATGGAAGAAGAAGGTATAGATGTTAAGACAGCCATTGTTATCTTTAGTGATGACAAGGTAATGCAAGTTGTAAGCAATGATGGTTACCCAGATTCAACACACATGCTACTCCAGATGGGTGCACAGTCAATCATGTTAGAAACCTTAGGTTTAGGAGGAGAAGAATAGATGGACGCATATCAACAGTACATACACAAGTCACGGTACGCACGTTACATACCAGAGAAGCAACGCCGTGAGACTTGGGAAGAAACAGTGGGTCGTTACGTAGACTACTGGGGTGACAAGCTACCAGAGGCTGACGCTAAGGAGGCGCGTAAAGCTATTGAGAATCTGGAGGTGATGCCTTCGATGAGGGCGCTGATGACAGCAGGCGAGGCTCTTGATCGTGACAATGTTGCAGGGTTCAACTGTTCTTACATGCCTATCGATCACCCCAAAGCATTTGATGAGATGATGTATGTTCTCATGTGCGGCACCGGAGCAGGATTCTCAGTAGAACGTCAGTACATACAGAAGTTACCAGAGGTAGCAGAGGACTTCCATGAAACCGACAGTATCATACACGTATCAGACTCAAAAATTGGTTGGGCAAAAGCATACAGGGAACTTATCGCTATGCTCTATAGTGGTCAAGTTCCAAAGTGGGACGTATCTGGAGTACGGCCTTCTGGTGCACCCCTCAAAACATTCGGAGGTAGAGCTTCTGGGCCAGAGCCTCTTGAAGATTTGTTCCGGTTCACCGTTGACATCTTTAGGGCCGCTGCTGGACGCAAGCTCAGTAGTGTCGAGTGCCACGATGTCTGCTGTAAGATTGCACAGATCGTTGTCGTGGGAGGGGTACGAAGAAGTGCCCTTATCGGTCTGTCTAACCTTACAGATGACAGGATCAGACGAGCCAAGTCAGGACAGTGGTGGATAGACAATCCCCAACGTGGACTAGCAAACAACAGTGCGTGTTATACAGAGAAGCCCGACTTCGAGGCGTTCCTAAACGAGTGGACAAGTTTATATGAGTCAAGGTCAGGTGAACGAGGTATGTTCTCTAGAGTCGCAAGTCAAAAGCAAGCTGCAAAGAACGAGCGACGAGATGCTACCTATGATTTTGGAACTAATCCGTGTTCAGAAATTATCTTGCGGCCCTATCAATTCTGTAACCTATCAGAAGTTGTTGTCAGGCCAGCCGATACGTTGTCAGACCTCAAGCGAAAGGTACGTGTCGCTACTGTCCTTGGAACTCTTCAGGCTACGCTGACGAACTTCAGGTATCTACGTAAGATATGGGAGACTAACACAAAAGAGGAGGCGTTACTGGGTGTATCCTTAACAGGCATCATGGATCACCCTGTACTATCAGGGAGGGAAGACAGTGACAAACTTAAGAAGTGGCTTAAGGCACTACGCGAAGAAGCTGTGGCTACTAACAAAGCTCATGCTGACAGACTTGGCATTACTGCTTCTACTGCTATTACTGCTGTTAAGCCCAGTGGTACTGTTAGTCAGCTTGTGGACTCTGCTTCAGGTATTCACCCGCGATTCTCACGACACTACATAAGGCGCGTTCGAGGTTCCTCAGACGATCCGTTGTGCGCTGTGCTAGAGGCTGCTGGTGTACCTGTAGAGAATGATGTTATGTCACCCAACACTAAGGTGTTCAGCTTTCCTATGGAGGCTCCTGACTGCGCTGTGCTGGCGTCAGACATGGGCGCTATGGAACAGCTAGAGTTGTGGGAAATCTATCAGGACTACTGGTGTGAGCACAAGCCGTCAATGACCTGTTACTACCGCGACGACGAGTTCTTAGAGGTAGGACAATGGTTATACAATAAGTTCGATAAGATCAGTGGTATCAGTTTCTTACCGTACAGTGACCACACGTACCAGCAAGCACCCTATGAAGCTATCGACAAGTCAACGTATAACAAGTTATGCAAAGACTTTCCGAAAGACTTTAGTTGGGACATAGAAGAAGCCAGCGACATGACCGAAGGATCACAGCAACTGGCTTGTACTGGTAACAACTGCGAACTCTAGTCGAACACGGCCTTGAGTGTCTTGCCCACTACTGGAAGAGCGTATATTGTCTCATCCGGTAGTGGGTCACCTTTAGTTACTACGTCAGCCATGTCCTCAAGAACAGCAGCAGGTAACGTCGCAGCAAATGGAGGGAATATGTTAGCCATCATCGCTTGACCGGGATCTTCCATGAACTTAGCATAACCATAATCGTTAGCGCCCATAGCTCCAAACGTAAGAACAGAGCCTACCTGATACAACGCACCTACCGCAGCTTCGGCAGGGTCTGGTGCTTCTCCTTTCAAAACTTGCCGCGCCTCGTTGACCACGCCGTAACCCCCGCCAGATATAACAAGATACTTCATAGCGTTAGTCAGTGCTTCTTTCTTGTTACCCTTCTTCCATTCGTTAAAGATTCTACGCTCCATCAAATCAAACTGCTTGATTGCAAAACCCTTCAACATGTAAAACAATCTAGCGTTCGGATTAGCAAGTCCGTAACTTGTCTGCGCCGCTGCGTTAATGGGCTGTAGCTTAAACAGATCAAACATAACCATGTCACGCACAAGCTCACTGTCTGTGTTGCCGCTGGCTATGTCTCTGCGTAGCTGATCAAGCTCACCCTTGCTGAATGTGTACTGCCACTTAGAATCAAACTCGCCGCTCTTAATATCTTGACGCGCCTTTCTAAATGAAGCACCCATGATCTTGCCTTTACCGTACTTGTCAAGACCAGAAAACCCTGAAGCCTTCATAGACCACTGAAGCAAGTCGTCACTGCCTTTAACAATCTTATCTATGAAGTCACTGCCCAATACTTTCTTGTCGCCCCTGACTGCCTTACGTACAAATTCACCGTAAACCTGCTGCGCCAGTCCCATGTCGTCTGCCGTGAATCTGATACCAGTCTTATCAAACACAGACTTAAGTACGTTACCTACGCCAAACTCAAACGCTGCGTTGAACAGATCATGTACATTCATTAACGCGCCGTAAGGGTTAGCGATAGTACCTACGTAGCCTAGATTACGTACAACGTCAAGCTCTTGCGACATACCGCGCTGTGCGTTAACGCCTAAGTCATCAAGTATTTCTACTGCGTTCTTAATCTGTACGTCAGAGTAGCCTTCGCGCTTTAAGGTTTCAGTAATTACTTTTTCATCAAACAACTTAAACGATTGCTGCTCCATCTTAGCTGCGGCGTCGTAGACTGTCAGCTTCTTGGCGTCAACTTTCTTACGCAGTGAAGACGTAAGAGAGCTATACACACTAGCCTCCATGAGTGTCATGCTCTCGTTGTCAACAGCTTTCTGCAAGCGCTTAGGTAGATCGTCATACGCCATCTCTGCAAACACAGGCTTACCTGACGTTCTAAATCCTAACTGCTTACCTAGCTCCATGCGCGTTAATGTTTCGCGCTGCCAACGCCAGTGAGAATCAAATATGTTTTCGTAAGTGTTCTGCTTGTCAAGAGGCTTTGCTCTTTCTTCTTCCATAGAGCGTCGCAGTCTGTCTTTGCTGGCTGCGTCTTCTGTCTTACCTGCTGCTCTGGCTCTGTTAACACGCAAGCTTACATCTTCAGCAGCCGCCTTAGTGCTTGAGTGCAGCCAGATAGGGGACAGTTCACCTGATGTTACTTCTCTACGATAGCGTGAGTTAAAAGCAACACCGTCATCGAAGAACTTTTGCAGCCTGTCGCCAGCGCCCTTGCCGATCTTAGCGTCTGCGTATTTCTTAGCTGCTTCAAAAGCTTTGGTGGCTGACTTCTGTCCTATGTTAGTTGCGTTAACTGCGTCTAACATCAAGTCATTAAACTTAACATCATCAGCCAAGTTCCTAAGCTGCTCCATGCCCTTCCAAGCATCGTCAAGCTGCGTCTGTCCCCTGACAACCCTGTTCATTCCTCTAACAATACGTGAAGAAAACGCAGTA